CAAGACTAAGCACTTGCTGCCACTTTTTGACACTTTGTGCAAACAGTTCAGCGTGTTCTGGCGTAGGAATGTTAGGCATTTCAACACCTTATAGAAGAATTGTTACAGTTTAATTTAACAAGGCACGTTCTGCAACTCTGCGCTTTGTCAGACCTGCTAGAACTTTACCACCGCCTTTGTTCCATAACATGAGTTGTTCTTTTGCGCCTTCCCAATCTTGGGCATTGATTTTTCGCTTGAGAGTAGAAGTCTGGAGTCTGCCAACGCCTAAGTTATAGCAAAAGTCCACAATGGCATTGCACTTGCGCTCGTCTGTCAAAAGAATGGGGCAGTTCCTAATAACGCCTTGTAAATAGGTGTGTTCCAACTCCACCATTAAAAGCGCATGAGCCTCTTTCTCACTCATAGGAGGGTCATTTAGAATAACCTTTACCCCATTGGCATAATAGGTTGAGCCGTAGCCAATCGTAGCTACGTTAGCAGGGCAAAGGTAGGGCTTGCTTACAAAGCCCTCGAACCTTTTACACAGTTCTGCTGCTAACTCTAAGTTCATAAACCACGCTTAGACAAAGTTCTATCAAGAAACCAGTAGTTAATTGTTCCTGATAGCAAAGCAGAAAAGTCTGGTGTCATCATTGTCTTGAAGACTTCAACGGCTGGCGCACCTGCTAACCATGCGTTCCAAGCAAACCAGACATGGATAAATGACCAAACAAACAAAACCCAATAGGTGACCACAGGACGTACAGAAGCAGAAAGTGAGGCTACCCATCCACCCGCCGCTTTTACCATCTCAGCTTGCTGTGTAATAGCGTTGTTAAAGGCATCCATGACCCCTACGTCAATTGCTGCCTCTCTTTGTGCGCCTATTTCTGCGAGTTTCTGTTGGCCACGTTGTGCTTCCAAGTCGCATTGGAACTTGAACATATTGAGTTCATGGGAACGCTCATTCTTCTTATCCATCCATTTAAGAACTTCTGGGGCTAGTCGAAACACTCCACCAAAGATTGAACCTAAAATTCCACCAGAAAGAATATCAAGCATTAGTCGCCCCTTTTACAATGTTTGTTGTCTTCGTCATGTGATAGTTTTACACCTGCCAATAACCCAATAAATCCACCAATGATGGTCTGAAATGCAGGGCTTAACAGGGCAAAGATTTCGGAGTTATCTACTTCTTTTGCCCATAATCCAAGAATGAAAGCACCAACCATTCCTAGTATGCAGATACATAATGTTGCGCTAACCATAAAGGTTACATAGAAGGTCAGTCTGCCTCTTAAATCATTCATGCTTGCCCCTATACATAAACATCTAGTTTGCGGTTAGTGAATATCTCCATGCGGAGTCGCTCTTGAACTACTTTTTTTGTATAAATCTCAAATGCTAAGTCTTGCAGTTCTGTCTGTTTCTGCTTGGCTAACTCATTTGCTTTGTTCATTTCATGCTGTTTCTCTAGCTTCACTTGGGCTAAGTCATGCCTATCTGGATACCCTGATGGCTGAACAGTAGGAAATAATTTAATGGTATCAATCATTTCTTCTCCCTCTGAAGCGCGTCTTTATACCCACTAATCACCAATGCCCTCAAGTTGTGGCTATCAGCAGTTCCACCCCACTCACTCAGATTATTCCAGATGACCATAAAGTCGGTACTTTTACATAATTGCTGATGTTTTGTAAGCCACTCAACCATTTTCTTGTGTCGCTCAGTAGGGTCATGCACACCCCAAGCAATTGAGTAAAACTCACGCACACTACATAGGTCTTTGCCTGTGGAGTGAAGTGCTAGAACTAAAACAAGTGCTGCCACCCATCTCACGTCATAGCCCAAACGATGATGTAAAAACACCAGACGACAGTAATGCAAAAAAGGGCTGCGCTTGTAACAGCGAAAGCCCAATCTTTCATTTTTTAATCCAAGTCTGCCAAACAGCACCAGCCGCCATGATTAGACCAGCCACCCACAGAATAGGCTTGGCAGCAGAAGCAATCCATCCCAAGACTTTAAAAGCACCCTGCAAGGCATCAAAAGCCTCTACAAGCCCTTTAGTGTTCTTGTCTATGCTATCTACCTTGGTTTCAACTTCGAGAAGCCTAGCGTAGATTTGTGCATGGGTTACTTGGTCTTCCATGATTTACTCTTTAAACAGAAGCAGCTTGCAATGGTGCAAGGTTTTCTGTCGTCCAAAAGTCTTTGGCAACCATAATCTTTAAATGCTCTTTATTGCGTGACAAGCAGTCTGCCCAATCTTCAGTAGTCATGCCTTCGGGCTTCCCTGCGTTAATCAGGTTAACTGAGTCCATTGCGGCAGAGTAGTGCTGTGCAATTTGTTCGGGTGTTAGTGTTTCAATAGTCATGTTAGTCCTTATGGATGGGTTGATTTGTATTCTTCAAACTTAGTGTTAAGTTCTTTAATAGCGTTGACTAAGTACCAAGTCAAGTTATCTGATTGAACAGACATAACTCCTGTGGATTCAGTCTTTACACAATTAGGTAGAACAGCTTGAAGTTCTTGAGCAATTACACCAAGTTGTACGCCTTCTTTTTGGATAGCCCATTTCGCTGGCAAGTCCGTGATTTCACTTTCAAGACGATACTCAAAGTTACGCACACGAATTGAATTGATTGCATTTAAACCAACATTATTATCTACAATGTTTTTCTTCAATCGTTGGTCAGATGTTACAGACCATGTTGCACCATTATTGCCTTGATAAACACCACCACCACCGCAATAGATAAAGCCTGTATGAGAGCCTTTACCAACAGGTTGTGTTCCGTTTCCAGATGCAGCAATTACCATTTCCCCATATGAGTTAGAGGCTGATGCACAAGCATAATTACCTAAATATGTATTGTTATATCCAGTTGTAAGTATTGCACCACCGCTTCCTGAATAATTTGCTGTTCCTTGCCCTATGCAAGTATTCCCACCGCCAGTAGTAATTCCATAACCAGCCTGATAACCCACGGCAGTTTGAGTAGATGCTGTGGTGTTAGCTTGAAGTGCGTAAGAACCCACAGCGGTATTATTATTCCCTGTCGTGTTAGCCGCTAATGCCGTAAATCCCATAGCAGTGTTATCTACCGAAGTAGATAAATTTAATGCGTTAAGTCCTACTGCTGTATTTCTAGAAGAAGTAGTGTTTGTCTGCAAAGCACCAGAGCCAATAGCTACGTTTTGAGTTCCTGTAGTGTTGGCTTTTAATGCTTGATACCCAGCCGCTACATTATTATTTGCTGTAGTATTAGCATAAAGTGCTTCCAAACCAACCGCCACGTTGTTAGAGCCTGTGGTGTTTAAGCCAAGAGACAGTGCGCCAACAGCAATATTGAATCGGCCTGTTGTATTACTAAGTGCGGCTTGATAACCCAAAGCAGACAAATAATCGCCAGTGGTATTTGCATACCCAGCCTGATAACCAACAGCAGTGTTGTTTGATGCTGTGGTGTTGTTCTGCAATGCACCACCACCAAAAGCCGAGTTATTAGAGCCAGTTGTATTTGATAAAAGCGCAACTCTACCTACCGCATGGTTGGTTGAACCTGTTGTGTTTGCCGCCAATGCACCAGAACCAATAGCCACGCCATCAGAACCAGTTGTGTTTGCCGCAAAAGCAGATGGGCCAATCGCAACAAAACTGTTGCCAGTTGTATTTGCAGTAGCTGCTTGATAGCCAACTACTGTGTTAAATGTTCCAGTTTGAGAGCCACCATTTAAAGAACCAGACCCCACTACAGTATTGGAAGCCACAGCACCTGCACCACGACCTACAGTCAACAAGTTAATTGTTCCTGTTGTGGTCAGAGTGGTAAACGCACCTGTGGAGGCTGTCGTAGAACCGACAGGCCCATTAAACGAGTCGCCAACAGCACCTGTCTGAAAGTCCTTCAGTTGGCTCATTAACTCACGAATAGCATCGTTAATGCCAGATGGCGCACAGCCCTCTGCAATGTTAATTGAGTCTATGTCTGTGTTATTAGCAGGGGTTGCGCTAAATTCACTAATTTTTGTCTTTGGCATATCAGTCCTCTTGTAAAGTGCTTCCAATCATTCCATAGTCTGCTGCTAACTGCGCCAAACCAGAAATGAATTTAGGGGTTGTTGGTGACATTTTTCTTAATTCTCTTAACCTGTTCATACCATCTTTACTGGTAATCACATTGGCTAACTGTTCAGCGTTATTAGAAAACGCTCGTTCTGTTGCCCAATTCTTGAAAAACTCTCCATATTTTAATGGAGTTATTGCGCTACCAGTAACTTGTGCAAACGCTGCCAAAGCACTTGGCGCATTTTGTTCCATCTCTTTTAACGCTCGTTGGTTAAAAGCAGTATCAGAACCTAGCTTCTTAACTCTAGCTGCTGCCTCTAACACTTGCGTTAGGTTGTTTAGTGCTTGGAATTGTTGTGCGCCAAGAGCCTCAAGCAAAGCCTTTTGAGACTTTGAATCACCAAGTATCATTGCCTTCCAATCAGCACCAGCATCAATGCGAGGCTCTTTAGCACCAATGCGAGGCTTCATAGCCTTTTCCCATTGCGTCTGTAAATAGGCTCTTGTCACATCGTTCCATGCCTCTGGGCTTACAGCTTGGATTTGTTGCCTTGTATAGCGAACAGTTTGTGGTGAAGCATTGTTAAATAAACGATTAGCCAAGTCATTCAAGTTGTCTTTAGAGACTGCTGTGAGTGATTGACCTGCTCGTCTTTCAGCAAAGATATTAAGTGGTTGCGATAGTTCTTCAAATCTTGCATTTGCTTCAAGATACATGGGGTTATCTTTACCCATAGATTGAACCAAACGATTCTTGATGTTTGTAACTTCACTTTGAATAACCTTGTCCATAGAAGAAAATGATTCTTCTTTAAACATCTGGTCAATGTCAAACTTTGCTCTTTGCAATGCAGGTAATCTATCCTCAAATGCCTTAACCATCACTTCATCGCCTTGTGCGTTAAATGATGGCTTCTCTCTATATAAATTGGCTTTAATTCGTTGCAAGGCTTTTAATTCGTTACCCTTGGCAATCTTTAACATTGCATCAATGTCTTTGATAATAGGTGCGACATCTACAGGAACAGAACGCTCGAAAGCCGCACGATACAAAGGCGCAGAGCCTTCTTCTCTAGCTTGTTCTAACTGAACAACCCTGTCCTTCAATGCTGATTGACCACGATAGCCAGCAGTCATTGGGTCATCTACTTTACTTATGCTAGATAAAAACTTATTAACAGCAGGTTGAACTTGCTCTTTGTATCTCTGCAAATAGAAGTCACCAAGCGTATCTGCACTTTCAACAATGTTTCCAAGAACTTTTTGTTGTGATTTAAGTGATGGTAGGTTTGTTAACTCAGCAGGGGTTAACTGAATACCCAAGGCTTTCGCTTTTTGGGTTAAGTCAGCAACCTCTTTGGTGTTTACTTTTCCAATGTCTTTTGCAATATTACGCTCTAAATACTTACCAACGCCAAATGGTAATACTTGCATACCGCCAGAAATCAATCCCTGCTTGGCAACATCAGCACCAGAAAACTCTTGGTCACTAAGCAATCCTGCAATACCCTGACGGAGTGCATTAGTACCTGCTGCAACGCCACCTGTAATAAGCGCACTACCCGCTACTCCAGCAGGGCCAGCCAACAGCATGGGGCTTGTCGCAATACCCGCAGCTATGTCTGGTGCAGCCTCAAGAACGTCAGGCGCATAGTAGCCAGCCGCAGTCATTGGCTTGGTAAATATGCTAGGAATCTCTTTGTAATATTGACCATCGTTTGCTTGGTAAACAATCTCGTCACCAACCACACGATAACGGCTTTCTGGAATACCACGAGCCTCTGCAAATATCTTGATTGCTGCTTGCTTGTCAGTAGGAACACCCGCCTTTAACGCTGTTAATGCACTAGCACCACCTGCTGCGGTACTTTTAGGAATGATAGTTTCATCACGAATAGAAATCTTAGGCGCATTAGCTGGAGACAGAATCTCATCTACTATGCTTGTGCTAATAGGAAAACGCTTACGTTCTTCCTCTGTGCTACCACTTAACAGTTCATCAACAACAGACATTTGATTACCTCATTAAGCCAAATTCAGTTGCAAGGCGGCTTTTTAATACTGCTCTATCTTGTGGGTTTTTAACATCCAAACCAAGAGAAGTAATCAAAGCCTGTTCACGCTGACGCATGATTTCTGGCATCTTGTCTAGCGGTATGTCTAGAACTTTCAACCCATTTGTTTTAATGTACTGAAGTCTTGCTTCCATAGTACGCAAGTCTCTTAATGTATTGGAAAGTTTTGCAGCAAACTGTGTTGGACTATCTCCGTCTAACAAACCAGTTCCAATATTAGGCATACCTTTTTTGATTCGGTTTTCTTCTTGAGCACTACCAATTGCTGCGCCAGTAACTTGAACAATGTAATCGTTTAACTCACGAATAGAGTCTTGCGTAAATTTAGAGTAATTTTCTAAATCTCGTTTTTGGTCTGGTGTTAATTTTGTTAATCCAAACTTTTCACCAATTGCTCTGAAATCTTGTACGCTTCTAAATTTTGCTTCAAGAAATTTAGGGTCATAGGATGTTTCGATATTGTTCAATCGTGCAAGTCGTTCACCTGTAGTCAACGCTGCTTTATCAATAGCATTTTGACCTTCTTTGCCAACAGGAACTGCGCCAGCAGGGTAATTGATAATATCGCCACCTTTACCAGACTTTTTAAGGTCTTTTGCTTCAGTTAGCAATTTGCCAAATTGTGTTGAATCAAGATTTTGTGGGTTATCTGTTTTAAATAAACCTAAAGCAAGATTTGCAAATTCACCAGTAAATCTACCACTTCTATCCACAGCTAATTTCAAACCATTCTTAGCTGCGTCGTCTTTTAGATAGATAGCACCATCAACAGTAACATAGTCGTTACCCTTGTAAACCTGCTCAAGACCTGACGGAGTTTTCTTGAAAATTGTTTTGTCAACAGTCATGTAATCAGGTTGACCAAGTTTCTGCCTACGCTCAATGCCTTGCATCAAGTTCTCAAAATCCTTGAATGGCAACAACTCTTGCAACTTACCAATAACTGCTTGGTTTGGAATAAGAGCAGTTTCAGCAGGTCTAGCAGGGATAATGCTTGCTTCTGGCATAACATTACCCTCATCATCAAGAAGTGGGTAATCTGTTGGCTTCCCATAAAGTGCCGCCTGTGCTGGCATTGCTTCTCTGGTAACTTGTTCTTTCAATGTAAATGGCGCAAGTTGCTTCACTTGTTCTTCTAGCTTCTTCTTCTTCATCAATTCTTGCAGTTGGTAGTTCTGCAATTGGCTTTGCATAGCCTCAGACATATTGCCCTTATAGGCTTTCTGACCAAGTTGCAAACCTTCAGCAATAGACTGACCTGTGTTTCCACCTGCAAACAATCTGCCAGCTAATGCGTAGAGTGCTTGTGCTTGTGCGTCATCACGATTGCTTTGAACGTCAGCCGCAGACATACCTAGCAGACCCATTGTGTCTGCACCGCCTGTACCGAAAATGTCTAATAGTCCAGCCATGTCAGTCCTTAGAAATCAAGCCAACCGAGTGGATTAGTTTCAGCAAAACTAGTTGCTGCGTTATATGTGGCTGTTGGGCTATTGTTTAACCAATTGCTACCACTATTCCATAAATTACTAATACCAGCAGAACCACCTAGATTTTTATACAAACCACCACCAACGGCAGCAGTACCTAGCAATTTCTGTAACGCAGAAGTATCAGCAGAACCAGATGATGTAGTAGAGCCAACTCGTCCTAATGGGCTGCCATATACCAATGACATATAGTTTTGCAAGTTCTGTTGTGGCTGGTTTTGCAAGAAGTTAAAACGAGTAATGTCTGCACCCAACTGTTGACCTGTATAACCTTCACGCAACTGACCAGCTTGCAACAACTGCTGAATGTCTTGGTAATCAGTAGCCGCTAACTGTGGTGCTGCACCAATGGCTTGTTGCTGACGCTGACGCTCTGCTTCATAGTTCTGATAAGCCAGTTGACCTGCTGTGTTAGTCAATGCTTGTGCATACTGACCAGAAGCCCTATCTTGTAGGTTACCCATAGCACCAGAGCCATAACGCCCTGCTAGGCTTGCTTTAGAACTAATGTCACCCATTGTGTTCTGGAACTGAGACTGAGCAGCTTGTGCAGCAGGGGCAAATGCGCCTTGAAAGAATGGATTACCACCCAGATAAGCACCACCCAAAGTCCCCTGTAATTGCTGTTGAGCAAGTCCAGTTAAAGGATTACCTGCTAAAGCACGAGTTTCTAAGGCTTGAACGCCAGCTTGGGTAGTTTGTGAGGGTGCTACAAAGGTTTCGCCTGTGTAGTATTGCGGCCCACCAGCACCATAAAGGTTAGATGCTTGTTGCAAACCATAGCCTAAATATGGCGCAATCGTTGGGTCAATCAAATTTCTGGTTTCAGTTACCATCTTTTACTCCTAAAAGTTCGGATTCCAAGATGGGTCATCCACGGAATCTATTATACATAAATTATTAAAATCAACCAATAATTGCATACCGATATGTCTTATTTGCAGTTGAATTGGCAAAGTGGGTAATCGTAGCCGTACCCTGTCCTTGGGAACTAGCGTAGATATTTGTCGAGGCAGCGAGTGACACTAAGTTAACAGTCGCTATCACGGAGGGTGTAGCTGGTCTAGTAGGGCTTGTTCCAGCAGCATAATGCTCAATAATTACACCAGTATCTGACGCTCTCCACATCAACTGGATATAGTCATTAGCTGCCAAATCTACAAAGAAGTTCATTGCCCCAATCAAGTGATATGGGTCACCAGATGCTTTTCTCTGGGCTAAACCAAATCTACTATTGGAAGCAGCTATATCTGTTCCGTTCTTTCTGAACCAAATATCAGCATCTTGTGAGTCATTGGTAGTATTTTTTAATTGAATACTAAACTGTATGTTATACAACCCTGCTGCTTTTACATTTAACCTAGAACTGTTTGATAAAGTGACCCCATTAGAGAAGTCTGTTGTATCAAAAGTAATAGGATACGCAGTTGTTGTATTAGCTACAGTTTGGTCTGTTCCATCTTGAAAAGCCCCATAGGGTGAGTAATCAGCAAAAGCAGCAGCAGAGGCAGGGACAAAGACAATCACGCTGTCAGGGCCTATCCTCCTGTCTGTCAAAGTGGTAGTTAAAGCACCACCAGTTGCCAGAGTCAAAGTCCCTGTGTTATTGGTCTTGCCATCCATGATGCCACGGACTACTTCAGCCACAGCCCTCTGGTCACCACCAAAAGCAGGTAGGCTTCTAAACATCAGCGAACCCCTTGTGGAGTTACATCCACATCCACAGAGATAGCGTTATCCCAATTGTCGCCAGTAGGGGTAACTTTTAGCCTGTGATACCTACCTGCGCTTCTAAGTGGTACTCTATTCTCTGTACTAGCAGCCACAGCAGTATTAAAACTCACACCTTGGTTTAACAGGGTACGAGAAGCAATAGCCACAGTTGCAGAGCCATTGTCAACAATAGGTCTAGCTAGGGTTACTACTGAGTTAGCACCAATGTCCAAGTCTCCAGTAGCAATAACACCTGTCTGACTAGCACCTGTGTAAGTCATCACACGAGTGGCTAAAGTACCGCCTAAGAAATACTTACCGCCAACATACAGTTGAGAGTCTAAACTTGTCGTTAAAGCATCAATAGAGGCAGAAATGCTATCCAAGTTCTCAAGCGTTAAAGATGATGTAGATGCTTCTGCTAAGAAATCTGTACCCGCATCGCCATAAGTCCACTTCTGCGTCTTAAAGTTATAAATTATTAGATTACGAGTTCCATTAACAGATTTGTAATTCCATATTACAAGTTTGCGAATTGGGTCAACAGCAGCAGACATAGAGCCATAGTCAGATTCAGAAGCATCTTGTAAGAAATACCTATCTACTTTTTCTGCACCAATAGCTGTTACGTTTTGACCATCACACACATAGAAACCATCGTCAGACAAGAAGAAAGTTACGCCTTGGTACTGAGCAATTGAGCCAGATACCATGCAACCTTTACCACGAGAGATATTGTCAAACTGGAATATAAACGGAGTACCAACATAGGTCATTCTGTGAATTGCTCTCTCTAAAAGAACAAGACCAAATTCACCACCACGAATTCCTACAATCTGTCCACCATCAGGAATGTCTTGATAATCAGACTGTGTGTTTACGTTCTCTGTCCAATCTGTCTCATCATTGATTGCTGACCAACGAACACGATACTGTTGCTGAGTAGTTTCTAGCGTATTAGCGCAAACAACAAAGTCACGCACCACAGTAATAAACTTAGCAATAGGCGCAGTAGCTGACAAGTCAGCAAACGATGTAGATGTTCCTAGTGTCCATGCCTGTAATCTATCAGCATTGTTTGCCGAGATTACAACCTTGCCAAACTGAGTAAAACGAACCCTATCGGCAGCAGCAGTTGTCATTCCTGTTTTAACTTGAGTTATTGTGCCAACACCACTTACTGTGTAAATCTTAGACAGACCAGCAGCAAACAATGCTGTGTTTCCATCAGGTTGTTTGGCAGCATAAAGAGAAGTTAAATTCTCAGCAGCGTTACTAGAGGAAAAAGTAACAGGAGTGGGAAATGGGCCGTACCCGATAGCCAAAGAAACCACGTTCTTAGCATCAGTTAAAGCACCCGACACGCTAGGTTGGTCAGGCATCCACTCACCAAAAGTTAATTTTGTCGTAGCCATGTATTACTTCCTTGCGTCTGAATTGTCCATGTATTGTCATTGGCAGATACTGGTGTCCAAGTGTTATCGTCTTGTGGTACTAGTGTCCAGTTCTCGCCAAGGATTACACCATTAGCCGTTACTAAAGATATACCATTGATAGATACCACACCAGCATAAATTGCAGACGCATTAGCTGTAACGTCTGCGTTTGCAGTTATGTTTGCTACCGCACCAACAACTAAACCACCATTAGCTACTACTGTTGCATCACCAGTAATTGCACCACTACCAAACTGAACCCTGATAGCGTCAGCAGTTACAGTTGCGTTACCAGTTACTGACGCTACTGCATTTGCTACGATTCCACCAAGAGCCGTAACAGTTGCGTTTCCAGTTATATCTGCGATACCAAACTGAACACGAGTTCCATTGGCTATTACATCTGCATTAGCGGTAATACTTCCACTACCCAACTGGACACGAGTAGCATCTGCGGTAACAGTAGCATTGCCATCAATAGCACTAGAGCCAGAAAGAACCCTAGTTGCATCACAAGTAACACTAGCATTAGCCGTAATGCTTGCACTAGCAAACTGAATTCTTACTGCGTCTGCTGTTACTGTCGCTGTACCATCTACCGCCCCACTACCACTCTGAACCCTTATAGCATCAGCTACAACGCTTGCAGACGCAGTTACAGACCCATAGGCATCCCATAGGGTTACTGAGGTTGTATAAAGTGAACTATCGAGTGTGAGTGTTAAATCATCAATGCTAGACTTTAAATTGTCTAGCGAGTCAATCGTCCACGGAGGCAGTAAGTCAGCCATCTCACGCTAAAGTAACGCTCAATGAACCAGTAGCAATGCGGAATACATCGCCAGTTGCAATCGTCTTAGAAGCGTCTAGTGGTGAGTGATACAGCAAGTTGCCTGTAGTCAAAGCATCACGAATTCCAATGTGTGTAATTGTTCCCCATGCACCGCCAGCTTGAGGAAACTCAATAGCAGCAGAATTAGTAGAAGCACCATTGGAAGGCGCACCAAAAGTAATAGCCTGACGAGCATAGCTAGTGCCAGAACATTCAGTTCCAGTATCAGCGTCTGTTGGGTCAGTTGTATAAAGAGCCAAGTACACAGTTGTTGGTGCTGTGTAGCTGGTTGCTCTCAACGTAACATTGATAAGAGCATTTTCTAAGTAGTTGGACATTTCAGCCATAGTTTCACCTTGCAGTTAATTTCATTGCCAATGGAACACCAGAATACTGACCTTCTTCGTCAGACTTGGTGAGAGAGCCGATTGCTCGGTCATACATAGTTCCCCATGTATTGATTCGTGCGTCATTCATAAGATAAGGCTCTGCCTCAATCAAAGACGCATATAGTAAGCCATCTGGGGCAACATTCAGAAATACGTTAGAAGCATTACTGCTTGACAGGTATGGAGGCGCAGCAAAGTAGAGCATCTTTAGCGTATAGATGCCATCAGGTGCAGGTGCTAATTGAAACTCACTTGCAAAGATTGTGTAAGACTTTGGAACACCAACTTCTGATGTTCTTGGGTCATTAGATAACGATGAAGGGCTAGAGTAACTCAATGGTTGAATTGGGTTAGTCATCACCACAAAGTCACGAATCTCTAAGAAGTCGCTAGGCAGCTCTACAGTCGCATCACCAGAGACTGTGCTAGTTGTTACAGACTTGAGCATCTGACGAATACGCAGTTCTCTACGCAAACGATTCTCAGCCAAAGTAATGAAGTCTGGAATAATGCTTGTCAGGTCAGACCTAGCCAAGTAATTAGCTATTGAAGTCTGTAAATCAGAGTAAGTAGCAAAACTCATACAACTCCTGTCCTAGTGCGCCATGCACGATTCATTGGGTCATTCAGAAAAGCAGCAAACCGCTTGTCATCAAGAACAGCAAAGCCACGCATAATTCCAGCTTTGTTCAAGTCATCAATAACTGTCATAGGAATAGATGCAACCTTATTGCCAAACAATTGGTCTGACCATCTTGCTCTCTCGTCATACGAGTTGTATTCTTTTTTATTCTGCTCAACAATGTCAGACACATCTTGACGAGTCTGAATAATAATACCGCCCTCACCATCAGCGTGAACAGCAGTTTGTCTAAAATTGTTAGGATTTTGCATAGCCTAATTCTATCAGTTTGAGTAGAAAAGAAAATGCCCCAGATGTTTAAGTCTGAGGCATCTTTTGGGTTACACCAGATTAAGGTGTAATGTCGGCAATGATGCCGTGTGCAGCTTCGTTTTTAACTTCCAAAGTGTACTCAGCCAACAACTGTGTAGATTCGTTGTCACCAGTAACAGCCAACTCGTTGGTCTGGAAGGGACGCAGATAAGCTACAGCAGCCATGTCGGGGTCAAGCACAAATGCTGTCTCGCCACATGAGTTAGTGGAAGTCATGAACCTGTTGGGAACGACAGAAATTGAACCAAAATCTGACAGATAAACATCGGCCGCAGAAATGATGGTTGTAGGCGTATTGGCAGGGGCCATGAAACGCTGTGCAGCAATACCTGTGAAGGCAGAAACCAACTGCTTGTGAGCAGGGTTGACCATCAACACTTTAGGATTACCACCAGCAGCGTACACTTTACGAACAACAACTTTCAAGATGTCTTCTGTGAAAGTGCGGTTTGTGCCATCTGTACGAGCAGTAGTGCCAGAAGCACCAGCAACGCCAGAAGTACCGCCATCATAGTTGGTAGCCAACCATGCTTGCAGACCACCCAATTTACGAGCAGTAGAAGAATCACCATTGGCAGCAACTTGATTGCTCAACAATGAAGTTTCCATGTCTCGCTTAATTTCGGCCGATGCTTTGGCCAGTTGGTAACTTTTTTCAGATTTTCTACCTGCTTTGTCAACAGATTGCAGAGTGCCAGAAATCTTAATTGTTTTCTGTGCAATCTGAGTGCGGTTACCAATACGAGTGGTAGGAGACATAGTAGCGTCAGATGCCGTGGCCCCTTCTACTGTAAAGTTAGAAAGGCTGGCCGAAGCGAGTGAATCGGTCTGCCACTCGTGCAAAACAGCAGTAGCTTTAGTCTTGCCAATGGAAGACATAAATGGAACATCTGTTGGTGAAATCGAGTAGATAACATCCGAAAGGTCTTCTCTCATACCGATTGCGGTATATGTTTGATAGGTAGCCATAATTTAATACTCCAAAATTTAAAAGAATCGTTCAAATGCTTTGGCAGCGTCTGAGACTTTTCCTGTCTCACGCAACCTCTGCATAACCTGTTTATCTTGTGAAGACCTAGCTTGGGGAACTGAAGTACCAGAACGCATCATCTTAGGGGCAGCCAGAAGTTTTTTATTCAACTCTGGTTTGCTCTTTTGAAGTTGCTCATACTTCATTGCCTTATACAAGGTATTCACAGCACGAGAGTCATACACGGAACTAAGTTCTTGGTCAGTCCAACCTACAGATTTCGCATAGTCACGGATTTGTTTCCGTACCGCATCACCCTGTGGTGTAGCTAACTCAGGAATCAGACTAACTAGCTTCTCAGATTCATTACGGAGATGGTTTTGCAGAGAGGCTTGTTGCTCGGATTGTTGCTGTTGGGCAATTCGTTGCTGTTCATTCCTGACTACTGCTAACTGCTTCTCACGTTGGCTCTGTTCAGCTACCGCTACCGCATAACCGATAGGGTCTGTTTCCTTTAAAACTTCTAAGTCCACACCCTGATGTTGCTGCGTAAGGAAGCTATCCAAGGCTTGCAACTTCTGGGCGTATGCCTGTCGTTCTTGTTTAACATACTCTAAGTGACCACGTTCAGCTTCAATTGCCTTACGTTGTTCAGCTAAAGCCTGAGACTTTTTAGTGTAGTCCGTACCTTGTTGATAACCCTTGATAAGTTCGTCAAGTTCTACCTCAACTTCCTCACCAGATGCCTTGACTTTATATCTAGGCTTTGGTTCATCAGATTCCTCTGAATACTCAACTTCATCAGTCTCTTGTTGGTACTCTGGTTGACCTTCGGCTTGGCTGTTGTCAGCTTCCTCAGAATCACCCATCATGCCCTCAAACGCTGAAGCGGCTTGGTTTACATCTAGGCTTTCACTCCCATTAGGGTTGGTGTTTTCCATTTGTCATCTCAATAATCGCCAGAAACCTTCTGGACGGAGGGTAGGGTAAACCCTACAGAATTTTCCATTTCTTCTCTCTAATCACAGTTTCCGAGGCTATGCCTTCTAGGTGTCCTGTAATCAGTTCTAATGTCTTTATGTGCTGATAAGCAGTTTCCCGCCTATCACATTCTTCTGCACTTGTGTTAATTATCACACTAATCTGTTCGTTTTTCAAGTTATTTAATACTTCTTTGAAAAAGTCATCATTTAATAGGTTTTTAGCCCATTGAGCCAAGATTGCTTTGTCGGTCATAGAAGTGATTTAATTTGTTTCTTTGTAAGTTTTCCAGAGTTAAGCAACCCAAGGAATTCTTCACCATACTTATCTACAGCGTTTTTCTTAATGACATACTCACCAGACTGCAATGAGGCATAACCATCGTCTTGACCCATTGGGTTTGCGCCCATCAATCTGTTCATGGTAACCATTCCACCATTAGCAAAAGCAGTTCCATCGCCAACGCCATCACCAATTCCGCTAGGCCCTGTATCCCCTGCAATTCCGCTATTACCTGCACTATCTGCGGCTGCGGCTGCGGCTGCGGCTGCCGATGCTGCTGCGGCTGCTGAAGCACCACCAACTGTTGCATCTGCGGCTGCTTGACCTGCTGCGGCTGCCGCTGCGTCAGACATACCTGCGGCACTAGCGGCTGCTGCTGCTGCCGTTCCTGCTGCGGCTGCCGCTGCGCCAGTACCAGTTGCGCCAGCCGTTGCTGTATTACCAGTAGTAGCAATACTATCTACATCTGCTTGAGTAATGGCTGCATTTGCTGTATTTGCAGTAGCATTATTTATTGCATTTGTTATTGACGCAACCAATCCAAGTGGTAAACCAGTAACCATTCCAACAACTGATGCTAAACCTTGGTTTACTGTATTTGCCGTAACAGTACCATCAGCATTTACAGTAACCCCTGAGTTTCCAGTAGTTCCAACATTACCACCATCGCCACCACTATCGCCACCAGTAAGACCAGTATCTGTAGTTGTAGTTGTATCGCCTTCAGTCTTAGTTGTGTATTTACTAATATCAAACTTTTCTGGCAATACTCTGGGTTGCGCCTGTAACAAAGAGCCATAAGCAATTCTAGGTTGGTCAGGTAACTGAGTACCAATCATGTCTAGCAATGACCTTGTGGGTGCAAACTGAGTCTGTGGACGATACTGGCTTTGGATACCAGACACAATGTCCTGATAAGTAGCAGTCTTAGGATTATTTCCACCAACTAATTCAAGCAATTCTTGGTAGTTCATTCTGTTCTCACTTAGAAATCATGTTTAAAACATTATTCAATGAAGGTATAGCAGTTGTTCCAGCAGTTGTTCCAGTTGGGAATAAACCTGCTATCTGTGGACGAGATGTAATGTAAGCAATATCAGCAGGTGAAGCACCATATCTACCTAAGTCATTAACAGATACACCTTTAAGCATATTAGCCACATCACCATAGTTTCCAGATGTTTCTGCTGTTTTCCAAGCATCCATCAATCCAGTAGGAGGCGCAATAGTTGCTGTGTTAATAGGTGCGCCTTGAATCATGTTAACAATGCTTTGAGTCGTAGGACGCTGATTTATCAAGCCTTGAGCCAAACGCTTGGATTCACTAAACGCAGGGAACAACTCACGCATCTGACCAGCGACAATTGGTTGTTGATAAATGTTCTGTGGATTGAAATTAAATGATGAGGTAGGTGCTTTTGCTAATGTATTTATCTTTTTATTAGCGTCAGTCATATAAGACTTGTCGTAAGTTTCCTGACCAAACTGGAAAGGAATATTGCCAGCTTTAGCCAACGCACCGACAGAGAAGTTAGCAGGTAAACGCCCACCATTCTGAGCAGCAATTTGGTCAACCAATGCTTGAATACCAGTAGAGTTTGCTTGTGCTTGCTCTAGCGTCTTACCTACACCTAACTGGAAACCATAGTTAGGGTCTAAAGCAGCAACCGCTTGTGGTGTACCAAATGCCGCATAAACATCATCCATTGACTTAGCACTAGCCAATGAGTTAGTTAGGTTTTTGTATTCAGTCGCTGTTAGCGCACCAGTATTCAATGCTAAGTTAATAGCTGATTGTGCTTGCTCACCAGTTAGCGTATCTACGCCATCCTTAACAACCAACTTACCATTTACAAATGAAGTGGTAATTGGTCTTTGTGTAACAGGGCTAATAAACTGGACGCTGTTACCAGAAACATTCTGGGAAATGTTAGGTACTGTTCCATCTAGTTTGTAAGTCTGTGTCGTAGGGTCATAAACACCATAAGGGTTGACATTGGCATAACGCCCTGCAAATGGGTCACTCTCAAACGCAGCAACATTAGCTGATAAGTTCTTTGCTGTACCTAAAACGCTTGCATTAAATGGGTCATAACCCAATTTAGCCATTTCAGAGACATATTCTGTCTGTGTAGGGTTTCTACCTAGTGCGCTACGATAACCAGATATAACGCTCTGTGTGTCGTAGTTATAACCTTCGTTACTGTAGTTAAGAACTCCAGTACCTTTTGCAGAAGTACCTTGATTAGTAAAAGTACCGCCACCAGTTAAATAGTCAACAGCTTCAGTTCTTTCTTTGGCTGTTGCATCACGCCCCAACTGAGTGTTATAGGCGTAATCAATTACTGTATCAAGTGCCTTTTGTTCTGCAACAAGTGGTTTACCTACGTTAGTTGCGTACTGATTAACAACGCCAGTATCAAAGCCAAGCACACGCCCAATTTGCTCTGCTGATACACCTTGAGCAGCAGCCTCAGTTGCTACAGCCGTATAAAGAGCATCGCCACTCAAGCCTTTATATTGATTAGCAATGTAATCTTTAACTGCTTGGTCTGTGTAATATGCTGGTGCTGTAGCCATGTTTAACCCCTAATCTCTACGTTGGATGTAATGCCAGCACCAATCTTCATTGCTTTCAATTGGGCTTCTGCTTCAAACTCTTGTTGCTTCAATGCAAAGTAAGCCTGTTGTTTCTCACGCTCAAGTTGCAACTTAGCCATCTCTTTCTCACGCATCAATTGCATTTCAAGAGCAGCCTTCTGTTCAGCCATCTGCATATCAATCTGCATCTGCTGTTGTTGCATCTGCAAGTCAGCTTGTGCTTTAGCTTGGTTAGCTTGTATCTCAGCTTGAGTCCTAGCCATCAATGCTTGAACCTCTGGAGGCATCTGCTGTTGCTGTGGAGGAGGATTACTTAACGCTTGGTCTTGCTCTGGCGTAATAGCTTTGTAGAACTCAGCAGAATCCTTGAATCCTGCAATCTCTACCATGCGTCCTAATGTGCCACGATACTGAGCAGGGGAAACGTAAGGGTTGGCAGGGCCGTACTGACCAATCAACTGCTCTTGTTTAGCAAGAACCATCGACAACATAGCCATCTGTTCTTGTCGGTTTCCTGCACCTAAACCTACGTTGATAGACACATCGTATTGGTTAGCCCATGTACGAGGGTCAAACTCTACGAACTCACCACGCATACGCACCAAACGAGCCTTGTCTTGGTACTTACAGAGCAAGTGAAGGATACCCTTGAACAAAGACTTAACGCCTGTCTCAGCAAAGATTCGAGCCATCAATTCAATCTTACCTGCGCCAGCTTGTTGCATAGAGGCTACTGCTGCTGCCGTAACATTCTGTAAGACAGAAGGGTCTAACCCTTGTGAGGCATCAGACACGCCTGTACGCTTAGACTGGATTGTGTCCAAGTATTGAAGCATTGGGAAAGCCTGAGAAGCCACGTTCTGAACAACTAACTGTTGGACAGCATTAGGAGACTTGGCACGAATAACACCACCTGCTGTAGATGTAAGCAAGTCATCAAGGTTTACTTGACCTTCCACCGCCACGACACGAGCATTGTTTGTCAGATATAAGTTATCCAACATCTGACGAGTGATAGTGGTCTTGATTAACTGTAGGTCAACTGTTCTGTCAGCCAAAGAGTTCCCAAAAAATTTATGTGGGATTGGTATAGGACAGATTGAGTGGAAAGGAACATAGTCCACTTCCTCAACCATTTCCTTACCCTTGGCATCTTCTAGGATTTCATTAGAAGCGTAGAACACTTGAACCAATGTAGCAATGCCTTTGCCATCTATATCAGTTTTGACATAGCACTCAAAGACTTCAATCTCTTGCATCGCAGGGTCATCTGTCTGCGTTTGGTAAGGTTGCTCACCTGCTGCATAACGAGCCACACGCTCTGGTGTGTACGCTAAAGCATCACCCATCTGCAAGCCTTCTACTTGCTTCTTGTTAAAACCCATAGCCATCAATGTGCTACGAGTCAACATCTGACGATGGGCTACGAAAGGTGAATCAGCAATAGTTCTAGCCTTCTTGCTAATCAAGAACTCCTCTGGAGGTACGTTCTCAATCGTTACCTTGCCTGACTTTTTCTTTTGTTGGACAACTACGTTATGAGTAGCACCCATCACAGGCATACCCATAGGGTCTATAACTGGCTGACCCATTGGGTCAAATATTGGGAACTCTGTCGTATCTTGCTCGACAATCTCCATAGTCTCATCACTCATCAGCATTGCTAACTCATCGTTAGTCAAGTCAAAGTAACGCTCTTTGGTAATGTCTTCTTTATCTTCCCAATACGCTTTTAAGATGCCGTTCTTTTGTAAGAGTGCATCCTTAAACCAATCATGCAGAATGGCTACGCCTTCGTTGTCTCGTGAGAATACCCAATTGCAGTAATCAGTAGCTTGCTTGGCAGAGGCTTCATCCCTCGGGCCTTGTGGCTCAAAGACTACGATATTGTCTGAGCCTGTAAAGATACGCACTAAGCTAGGCAGCGCACCATCTATCGCTTCTGCCACTTCTCCTGTAACGATTTGAGACTTTCCCTCAACTTCGTTACCATAAGGCTGTCGCAGATAAGCCTCCAGAGCCTGTTTGCGCTGTTCAACAGTTTCACTTTCAATAAAGCCAATAGCGTCATCAATCTCTGCCTGTAGTATTGACTTCAGTTCGTTCTGTTCCATGCTTGTCCTTTGGAGGGCGTCCCATTCTGGGTTTGTCCAATTTTAACTCATTTACCACATTTTCAAGCATTTCGATACGTTTTTCAAGTTCTTTTACTTTAGGTGCTAAATTTACACCCTGCATTGTTATATACATCAGACAATCCATTTCGGCATTTGGTTAATAGGCTTAGACCACGTTGAATGTCCTTCATCCAATCCAAGGGCTAAGTAACGGAAAGAATCAGAGCCATGACTAGACCAATCGTGTAGTGGTCTTTCATAGAATATCTTACGCTTCTCATCGTAGTCTCTGCGGTAGTTTCTCAAGCAGTTTAGTCCTATCTGAACCTTTGGCACGTTAAACCAGCACCTTGGCAATAACCTTCTTACTGCTTGGATGCCATCGTCTAGTCCCATTCTGGGTGCAATCTTGACTTCTAGTCCTGATTCCTCAAGCATCTCCATTCTGCTCTTGCCTGTCCCAAGTTCCCTGACCCTAACGTCATGGGGCAAGATATGCTCTGCTTTGAGATAGTCATTGTCTTTAATCCACTTCACATAGTGGTCTAGTCCAACTCCGTGATTCTCGTAGTAGTCGATTAGTCGCACCTCAGTACCCACTAATTGAGCCACCCAGATAGACGTAGAGTCACCCATTCCCAAGTCCCAAGCAGTAAATGTTCTACTCAGTTCCTCTCTGGGTATCTCTTGCATATGCTTCTTTTCTTCCAGTTCATTAAGGATTTGCCCAAAGTATGAACCCTCTACAGCAGCATCAAAACTACATTCAAACTCTTGGCGGTACTTATCCTCGCCCATCTCATTCTTAGCAGCCTTCAGTTCTGTGTCATCCACTACCCCTGTCTCTGAGGCTTTGAACTCTAGCAAGCCCCATCCATCCTCTTTCTCAGCCCTGTCTCGCAGTTCCTTGAAGTGATTGTGTCCTTTTGGTGTGCCGATGAAAAGACACCAGCCCTGTCTGTCAACCAAGGCAGGTCTGCATATATCTGTCCAA